AACAAACTAAGCACTATGGAATGGCTTAAAGACGTGGCAAAAGACCATAAAGAATGGGTAAAATTAGTAAAAAGTTTCGGCGAAGATTTATACGCGGAAGACCTTGTACAAGAATGTTACCTTAGATTGTATAAGTATTGTAAACCTGAAAACGTAATAACAAATGGGCAAATCAATAAAGGATTTATGTATTTCACTTTACGTAATATGTATCTTTATGGGGTACGTAATAAAGGAAAGTTTGAAGGGTTTGATATTGAGGCGATACAAATAAAAGACGAACCAAGCCAATTAGATAAACACGAAGCCTACTTAAAGATATTGGGTAAGATAGAAAACGAAGTGGATTCGTGGCATTGGTACGACCAAAAGTTATTCGAACTATATCGAGATACGGATTTAAGCATAAGGGACATAGCAGCCGAAACAAAAATAAGTTCGAGTAGCATTTTCAACACGTTAAAGAACTGCAAACAAAAAATAAGATTAGCCGTTGGTGAAGATTACACGGACTACAAAAACGAGGATTTTGAATTAATTAAATAAATAAGTTATGGGAAGACCAAGAAAAAAACAAGCGGAAGGATTAGGCGATACAGTCGAAAACATTTTAGAAGTTACAGGAATAGCAAAGGTTGCTAAATGGGTAATGGGCGAGGATTGCGGGTGCGATGAACGCAAAGCAAAACTAAACGAACTTTGGAGATATAAGAAACCTGAATGCCTAACGGAAGACGAATACGCATATTTAGATACTTTTTACAATAGGGGAAGAAGTAGCGTAAGCCCAAGCGAACAACGGGAATTACTAAAGATTTACAATCGAGTTTTACACGAGCGCGTTCAACCAACTTCGTGCGGTTCTTGTCTACGCGAAATCGTAAACAAACTTAATCAACTTTACGCAGTTTATAAATCCGAACAAAATGCCGATACCACAACCAACGAATAACGAAACCGAAAAAGAATTCATCCAACGTTGTATGGGTGATTCTAAAATGACCGAGGAATACGATGTCGACCAACGTTATGCAGTTTGCCAAGACGCATTCAAAACCAAGTTAGCAGGGGAAAAGATTTCGTTCGATTTCGACGGAACTTTAAGCACGAAACGAGGTTACGAAAAAGCGAAACAACTAATTAACGAAGGCGCTGAAGTTTATATTATTTCCGCAAGACAAAATAAAGACGGAATGCTACCGAAGGCAAACGAATTAGGAATTCCCGTAGGTAGAGTTTATGCAATGGGTTCTAATCAAGGTAAAATTGAAAAGGTAAAAGAACTCGGAATAGTTACTCACTACGATAACAATGTAGATGTTGTAAGAAAATTAACAGGAATAGGAGCAATAATATGAAAATAGAAAAAGTAAAACTATCGGCAATTAAACCGAACCCTAAGAACCCAAGATTAATTAAAGACGAAAAATTTAAGAAATTAGTCAAATCAATTAAAGACTTTCCACAAATGTTAGAACTCCGTCCAATAGTAGTGGATGAGAATAACATTATATTAGGCGGAAATATGCGTTTTAAGGCACTCAAAGAAGCAGGATACACCGAAGTATCAATAGTTAGGGCAAACGACCTTACAAACGAGCAAAAGGACGAATTTATTGTAAAAGATAACGTAGGATTTGGAGAATGGGATTGGGATAGTTTAGCTAATGAATGGCAGGTAGATAAACTCGAAGAATGGGGTTTAGATTTACCTATTGATTTAAGCGTTAAAGAAGAACTACAAGCCGAAGAGGATGAATTTGAAATTCCTGAAGGTGGTATTGAAACTGATATTGTTATTGGAGATTTATTTGAAATAGGAGAACACCGTTTGCTTTGTGGAGATAGTACCCAAACGGATACTTTTGAAAAACTAATGCAGGGAGAGTTAGCTGATATGGTTGTAACTGACCCGCCATACAATGTAGCTTATGAAGGAAAAACAAAAGACGCTTTAAAAATTGAAAACGACTCAATGGGTAATGATGATTTTTATAAGTTTCTTTATGATTTTTACACTGCATTAACAACGGCAGTAAGAAAAGGTGGTGCTATTTATGTATGGCACGCTTCAAGTGAAATAATCAATTTTGCCAAAGCTATGGTAGATGCAGGATGGTTATTAAAGCAGCAACTTATTTGGGTTAAAAATTCAATGGTTATGGGAAGACAAGATTACCAATGGAAACACGAACCTTGCTTATATGGTTGGTTAAAAGGAGATAGTCATAAATGGTATTCAGATAGAAAGCAAACAACCATTATTGAGTTTGATAGACCAAGCAGAAATGCAGAACACCCAACAATGAAGCCAATAGGATTATTTGCTTATCAAATAGAAAACTCATCAAAAATTGGGGATATTGTAATCGATGCCTTTGGTGGCAGTGGAACTGCAATGATTGCTTGTGAACAATTAAAAAGAAAAGCAAGAATTATTGAATATGACCCAAGATATTGTCAAGTTATTTTAGAACGAATGATTAAATTAGACCCAACTTTAAATCTAAAGAAAAATGGAGAAGATTATACATTGCCAATTTAATGGTAAAGATGGTTTTAAGTTTGCTGAAGGTGGTAAATGTTTTACTTACAATAAAAATCAAAAATCAAAAAGACGTGCTTATATTTTAGCTACGGAACAAATGATTAAAGCAGAAAACGATAAAGATAAGTAACACCGAAATTACACCGATATGAACAAAGAAGATAATTTAATGCCTGCTTGGGGTAAAGGAGAAAGTGGAAACCCCGCAGGCAGACCAAAAGGAAGTAAGAACCGAAGTACAATCGCACGCCGTTGGTTAGAAGTTAATCAATCATTAAAGAATCCAATTACAGGCGAGAATGAAACAATGAGCCAAGAGGACTTAATGACCTTGGCGCTAATTAAAAAAGCGCGTGAGGGCGATGTAAACGCGTACAAAGCATTAATGGACAGCGGTTATGGTGCGCCCGTTCAGCAAATCGAACAAACAAATATCGAAATTCCTTTATTTCCCGATGTTCAAGAGGACAACAGCAACGAATAAGGTACTCGGACTTAAAAACCGCGTTAAAATTATTCAAGGCGGAACTTCGGCTTCTAAAACTTATTCAATTTTGGCGGTGCTAATTAATAAGGCGCTATCAATACACGGAATCGAAATAAGCGTAGTTGCTGAAACAATACCGCATTTAAGACGTGGTGCGTTAAAGGACTTCTTAAAGATAATGAAATGGACGGGAAGATTCTTCGAGGATAGGTTTAACAAGTCGTTACTTCGTTATGAGTTCGCAAATGGTTCGGTAATCGAATTCTTTTCTGCGGATGATTCGAGCAAACTCCGTGGAGCAAGGCGCGATATACTTTATATAAACGAATGTAATAATGTAACCTTTGACGCTTACAACGAACTTGCTATACGAACACGGAAGGAAGTTTATTTAGATTTTAACCCTGCAAACGAATTTTGGGTACACACCGAACTTAAAAACGAACCCGATTCGGACTTTTTAATTCTTACCTACAAAGATAACGAAGCGTTAGACCAATCAATCGTTGAGCAAATCGAAAAGAACCGAGACAAAGCAAAGACGAGTTCTTATTGGGCGAATTGGTGGAAGGTTTACGGCGAAGGCCAATTAGGAATGCTCGAAGGAGTTGTTTTCAGTAATTGGAAAACAATAGACACCATACCAAAAGAAGCGCGGTTGTTAGGGATAGGACTTGACTTCGGTTATACGAACGACCCTACGGCAATAGTCGAAGTTTATGCATACAATAACCAACGAATAGTAAACGAAATTGTTTACCAAAACGGATTAGTAAATAGCGATATAGCGAAGCGCCTACCAAAAAACGTAATAGTATACGCGGATTCTTCCGAGCCGAAATCAATCGAAGAGATAAGACGTTTAGGAATAACCATTAAAGGAGTAACCAAGGGCAAGGATTCAATTAACTACGGAATAGACGTAATGCAACGACAAGATTATTTAGTAACGAACCAAAGCGTTGACCTAATCAAAGAACTTCGTTCGTACATTTGGGACACCGACAAGACGGGAAGAAGATTAAACAAACCTATCGACTTTAATAACCACGCAATAGACGCTTTAAGATACCACGAAATGGAAACACTTGGAATAGGCGCAACATACGGAAGCTATGCAATACGATAAAACTAA